CTACTGGATTTCTAATATAGCTAATTTCTCCTCCAGTTCGTCTACTCGCTTAATCAGCACATTTACCGCTGCCAGCATGTCCATCATGATTACGTTGTTATCCAGCTGCAGGCGGTCAAAATTCAACTGTTCTCCGTCCTTCATGTAGGACATGGCGACGTTCTTCACGTACTGAGAGTCAACCTCCTGTGCCTGCTGCGCGATAATCCCCCGGCGCGTCCTTTCCTGCTCGTCGTCGTTATAGACGAACGTGACCAACTCAAGCGCTCTGATGCGGTCAACAGATAGCTGGCCGTCGGTCGGTTTGATGTCGTGCTTCATGCGAGCATCAGACGTTCCCTGGAACTGCACGTTCCCGTTCTGACTACTTGCGATCCTTCCGTCGCTGTAAAAGCTCCACCATTGCTGGTTAGCGTTGAATCCCTGGACGCTAAACGTCAGGCGGTGGTTAGTGCCGACCTGTTCTTCGAACCACGCCGTCGCCATTCCAGCCGTCGCCCCCTTGCTATCCTGTCCGCGAGTGAAGAACCTCCAGCACATATTCGGTGAGGTAAGGATCGTACCGTTTGAAGGGTTAACCGGGTCTGTTGTTCTGGTTGCCGTGTAACCCCACCACAGATCGCCATAAAGTGTAACAGCGCCATATAAGCCGGTGTTACCCCTTACGCGTAGACCGGGATAAATGGCCAGGGCCCCGTCTTCGGTGATGATCCTGTGTGTGAAGTCAGCCGAACTATTGCCATGATGAAAATCAATGTAAGGCGTTGGCGCGGTTAGCTCGATATGAGACCCGGCAATCTGTACGCCGTTTAAATTTCCGTTAACCGTTAGGTTCTTGTCGACCGTCAGGTTGTTTTTAAAGGTGCTGCTTACATTCCACGTCTGCGCCTGCGTCCACATGTTGGCCACCGTCGTCTTCGCTACGTCCTTCAGTGCCGTGTCAATGTTCTGCTGTCGTGTGGCGTATTCGCTCAGGAATTGCTCCCACGATTTTACCGTCCCTGTTGTACCGTCCGGCTTAGTGATCGTCACGTTACCAGCCCCGAACAAAAATTGTTGTTGGTTCGCTAAATCTATATAAGTGCGGTCGAAACATTTCTGGATGCTGGCCGCTAATTCGTCGCTGATGGTGGCCATAGTTATGCCTTCCTTCTTGGAAAAAGAGGTTTCTGTGAAGTATTTAGAAATGATGGATTAAGGCCCCTGCAGAGGGGCCGTTTCTGTTAGCTGAAGCTGTTAGAATTAGCGCGGAAAGCGGTTGCGGTGATATTAGTTGTCCTGGACGAAAAGTCTTGCGATCCTCCCATACCTTTACACCGGATGAAGCACCGCACTCTGTCCCACGAAGCCGGAATGTCTGCGGTAAACCTGAGCTCCTGGTTTACGTCCATCCAGTTCCCAGACGTAGCAGGCACCACGATGCGAAATTTCTTTTCTTGCCCACCGATGTTCATCCAGTAGTCTAAATAAAACGACGACGACGGACTCGCGCTGGTCATCAACGTGGCCTTTAGCTCGATGGTCATTGCATAGCCGCGATTCTGGAAGTAGATATCGCGCGTTGCGTCGTTATTACTTCCGATCACCAGCTCTGGATAACCGCGAGATACTGCGATGTCACCAATAAAGGAATCCGCCTGCACGGTACCCTTGAACGTCCCGCTAGTGGCGTTGATATTCCCGGTAAACGAACCATTAGACGCGAAAACATTACCCCGAATAGTGACGTTGTTAAACTCGGCCCCGCCGTTCTTCGAGATGCTCCACCCTGCGCCAGCTACGCCTGGCTGGTAGTTTGTCGAACGGATGTTGTCGGAAATTTGCGCGAAATCGATAACTAGATTACGGGCCATCGCCTGCTGCATATAAGCGCCGTTCCCGTCGACACCGAAGGCCAGATTGCTTTTATCGCCGATAGGCACATAAATGCCGAACTGGTCAGCCTGCACCAGGAACTGTGACTGGCCGCTGCCGTCAATCCCCAGCTGAAGACCCGCTACGTAGTTCTTACCGCCGGAAGACGTGTTGACCTTCACGCCCCACTGCGCTCCCAATTTCCCGTTTAAATCCGCCACGGTGGATGCCGTCTGCTGAACGGTCGCAGACATATCCCCGACCTGAGACTTCAGTGTGGTCATCTGCTCCGTGGTTGATTTTTCCAGGTCGGTAACGGTTTTACTCGTCGTTATGATTGCCGCGCTGTTATCACCGATGCTTGATTGCAGCTGTCGGAAACCATTAGCCATTGCGAGGCCGTTCTGGGCAATTGTCTCGTCCTGATTAGTGATGCGCGCGTCGTAGCCGTCAACGTTCGCCTTCAGGTCATCGAGACGCTTCGCTTGGGCGGTAATATCCTTACCTTGTTGTGTGACGGTAGACTGCAGGTTAGTTATTGCGCCTGCATTGGCATCAAGATCGACACGGTCAGTGATATCGATGACGTACACATCGTCGAGATAAATTTCGCCTGCATTCAAAAACGCGTTGACGCTGATCGTCATTGCGCCGTCTTTTGTGGCGGTGTACGTGTTGCTGTACTCCGTCCAGACGGTCGGAATTGTAGCCGGGTTAAACGGCGCCTCGAAAATCCCTGAGTTATCGGCATAGGCGAAACGGACCTTGTTATTTGCCTGTGCACCAGACGGCATGGATGAGCCTGTCTTCGCACGCAGCCACGCGCCAAACTTGTAAGTTTTTCCCTTAACGGCAGCAATAGAGATATTGCTCAGCAGTAAGGTTGCTGAAGTGGCTGCGGCGTACTTAACGATCTTGCTTCCGCTATGCGGGTTTTGTGCCTGCATAATCGTCGCGGGTGCCGGAGCGGTCCAGTTGTCGAAGTCGCGCTCAAAACCGGCGTTTGGCACAAGGTTACCCGCGATTTTATTATCCGCGTCCGCCATTGCAGCCTTCAGGCTTGCAGAAACGGCGGTCGTGGCGCTGGCATTCGCAGCAATATCCTTGCCCTGCTGCGTGACCGTCTGCTGCAGTTGCGTGACCGCAGACGTATTCGCATCGATGGCCACCGCATCGGTGATGTCATAGATAGCGATGTAGTCAATCTGAATAACCGCCGCGTTCGGGTAACAGTAGAGAGCAAAAACAGAACCATCCACTGTCGACGACGATGGCGCGCTAAACTCAGCGGTGTACGTCGCCCAGGTATCCGTGGCGGAGAACTGGCGGTTTTCATAGGTCCCGGCCACATTCCCCTGGTAGTTAAACCGGCGAACCATGAAATTCATCGCGCCGGATACTCCCTTAGCCTTAACGATGACCTGGTAGCGGCGTGGGGTATTGTGTGGCAGCGGCGCTTTCTGGTTAGCAAAGAGGCCGGTATACAACGAGCTGTCGATCTGCGTCATCTGGACGCCGGGTTTACCATCGCCAAAGTCGCCAGACTCCACCTTGTTACGCGTATTCCCCTGGACACCCCACAGCGCCGATCCGCTCATAAAATTAAAATCGTTTGCCAGGTTCTCGCCACGATTGAGCATCGCATTCACCGTGCCGGTGACGGAGGTAATCGCCTGGCTGTTCGTTTCAATTTTCCCTTCCGCTGCCGTGGTTCGTTGCGTCAGGGACTGAATTGCACTGCTGTTCGCGCTCTGCCCGGATTCAAGGTTGGACACACGACCTGTAATGGCTGTGATAGCCTGGCCCTGGCTGGTGATGGTGTTGCCCTGCTGCGTCACTTTCGCATCCAGCTGGGTCACGGCACCAGCGGCAGCGTCGGCGGCAGTCTGTGCGCCCTGCGCAGCGGTAATCTCCCGGCAGTGGAAATCAGTTGCATACCAGACGGAGCCAAACGGCGCATTCTGGTTCACCTGCAGGAACGGGCGCATATATCCGCGCGGGAAGTTAGCCGGGACCGTCCAGCGGTATTTTTTCTCCGTCCAGGTCTGGGTGGGCGCAACGCTACCCGGTAACGCAGCATAGGCCACGGCCCCCGTATTCGGCCCCGTAGCCGAGCCGATATACATGTTAAACGCGGCGACGGAACCCGCCTTTGCCGCTACCCATACCGAAATCTCGAATACCTGCCCCGCTTTTACCGGCCACGATGGCGTATTGAGCTGGTGATCGCGTGAGGCCAGTCGCGCTACGTAGCGGCGCGGTGCGCCTGCCGGGATATCAGCATCGTATGGGATGCTGTCGTCGTCGTTGTTGTCCACCGTATCGCGACGGGAAAAGCCCATCGACGGGTATGCGGGATCAAATGTCGGGTTCAGGATGTAGTCGCCGCCGGCTGCCGTCTGCGAGTTCAGCGCAACGTTAATCCCGGTGATCGCCGTTCCCTGCGATTCAATTTTCCCCTCAGCACTGGTAACGCGCGTATCCAGCTTACTCACGGCATCAGCGGTGGCCGCTTTGGCCAACCCTTCCTCAACCGTCGAAACACGCCCTTTCAGGCTGGTGATGGCCTGGTTCGCCGCCGTAATATCCTTGCCCTGTTGGGTCACGGTGGCGCTGAGGTCCTGTACTGTCTTGTTATCGGCCTTCTGGTCAATCCGCTTGCCGAGGTCAGTATTCACCGTGTCGACTTTATTGCTGACCTGCGTAATCTGCTGGCCCTGACTGGTAATTCGGTCGCCCTGCTGCGAAACAGTTTGCGATAAACCAGAAATCGCCTGGCCGTTCGCTGCAATAGCAGAATCAGCATTCTGCTTATTCTGGTTAACGGTATTGGTTAACGCCGTCGTCCGCTCCGCCTGCGCGGTAATATCCTTGCCCTGCTGCGTGACGGTGGCCTTCAGGCTATCCAGCGCGGCGGTGGTAGCTTTCTTCGCCACCTCGGCATTGGTGGCATCAATACGCCCATCCAGGCTGGTGATCGCGCTGGCGTTGGTGGCGATGTCTTTACCGTTCTTCGTGACCTGCGACTGCAGGTCCTGCACCGCTGATGCATCGGCTTTACCGGCGATACCGTTTGAGGCGGTCAGCATGAAGCCCTGCAGGTAAACGCGAGCGGTCGACGGCGTCCATCCTCCGCAGGCCATGCGCAGATAACACCATTTCCCTTTGAAGTCATTTGGGATCGTGAACGTCAGCGTGCGGGTCTGGTAGCCAGTGGTGATGCCTGCAAACCAGTTGTTGTCCTGAGCAAGCCAGGTGGTCGGATTCCCCCAATTCTCAATCAGGCCCATCGTAAAATTCTGGGTCCCGATGCTGATCGTCGCGTCGTCCGTTTTGAATCCGAAGGTGAGCGTCAGTACCTGACCGGCTTCGACCGGGATTTTTGTTCCGTTGGCGATCCGCATCGCCGGCTCGGTCGTGGTGAGGCCTTTCATCACAGCGTCATAGACCGGAGCACCCGCGCCGGTGCCGGACAGCTGCCAGTTATCCGCTTTATTAATGAGGTCGCCATTCAGCAGGAGGTTGCCGGTCGTAATCTGTGACTTGAGCGCCGTCGTCTGCTGCGCCGTGGTGGCCAGCGTATTCTCGGCAGTCGTGACGCGGGTCGTCAGTTGCTGGACGGCATCCGAGCTGGCGCTGTCTGCCGGTGCCTGGCTCCAGTCGCTCACAATGTTGCCGGATTCAAACATCGGAGAGCTGATCCACGCTTCGCGCGCTGCAGCTGCGCCGTCGAGTCGGGCCACAACGAGATACGCCGTCCCGGACAAGCCAGGCTTGCGTTTGTATTTAACCCAATAGCGGCTCCAGGACGTGGAGAGCGTCACGGTCACATCGCCGTTATACCCGGCTGGGCGGTCCACAATAACGCCCTGGCTGGTTTCAGCGCGGATAGTGGCATCCGGCGTATTTAGGAAACAACGAACCGGCGTCTTGTCCGCTTTCGCTTTCGCGTAGAACGAAAGAACATACTCGGTACCGTCAACCGGCGCGGCCAGCGTGTAGTCGAGGACGACGAAATCAGTCGCTCCGGCGGCACGCGTCAGGATGCGAACCGCGTTACCCCGGTAACGTTCGGTTGCTGATGGCGATTTGCCGGTCAGTTCCCCGGAGTTGGGTATCAGGTTTACGCCGCCGATTCGGATGTTATCGACCTTCGATTCCACCCCGGCAATCTGGCTGGCGTTGGCCTGAACTTTGCCGTCGATGGTCTGGACGTCACCCTCGATTTTCTGGATGGCCAGCGTATGGCCAGAAATGACGCCGTTCGCTGAAACAAGGTCCGCGGCAACCTGATCCGTTTTCGAGGCTGTCGACTGCAGGTCGCTCGCCAGCGTATCCATGCGCTGGGTCGCCGCTGCCGTGGATTTATCATAATCGACGCGCAACGTATCAACGCGGGAGCCGATGGCCTTCTCCGCAGTCACGCGGATTTTCCGCTCTTCGAAAATCAGGCCAGAAACCAGTTTATTCGGGTCTGTGCCTTCCTCATTGCCGCGCAGCTGCACCGCCAGTTGGTTACGCGCCAGCGCCTCAGCGGAATCGGCAGCAGTCATTGCCGTTTTCAGGTCCTGAATCTGCGCCTGCGATGCACCAGGGGTCGGGCGCCCAACGGCCAGCCAGTCAACGGCATAATAGTTATCTGCGTCAGCCGCTCCACCCTGTGAGAAGTCGAGACGCAGGCGACGGATGGTGCCGGAGGCCTGCCACGGGATATCCGGGATCGCGATAGTACTGATGCCGGTGGCCGGGTCAAAATCCGGTGCTGGCAGCACTAGGCGGCGTCCCTCGGTCCAGCCGGTTTCATCAGCACCAATCCAGTAAAGCCGACCGCCCCAGGCCGGGTTGCCGACTTTCTTGATGCGCAGGCGGATGTACTTATAGGCGCTGCCGTCAATCAGCGTGCCAGCGCCCGACGGGCTGCGCATGGTCGAAATGGAATCCGCAGGAAGGAGCCACCCGTCGTCGGTTGTCGGGAGCGGTTTAGTGCCGCCGTCGTCAGAACTCCACCCCTCGTTGTCCTTGTCGAAATACCAGATTTTGAGGCTGTCGAACTGTTCGCCTGTACCAGCTGAAATCGACGCGACCTGCTGAGCCAGGCTATCAAAGCCGTCCTGCATGGTGACGTTCGTCGTCTCAATCGCCGCTTCAACTTCGCGTTTGGCACTCAACAGGTTATCGGCGGCCTGCTTCGCCAGGGCGGCATCATCCGTTTCGGCTTTCGCCACTGCTGCAGCGGTATCGCTGGCCGCTTTCTGCGCCGTGGCGGCATCACCGGCAGCGCGGTCCTTCACCTCCTGAGCCAGTTTGTTGGTCGTGTCGTTGGTTTTGGCGATATTGGCAGCCAGTTCTTTGCCCTGCGCGGCGACATCCTTCGCCGCCTGGTCAGCGGTTACCTGAGCGGCGTCCGCAGCCTGCTGCGCGGCGTCGGCGGCAGCGCTGTTGTCCTGGATACCTTTGTTCAGTTCCTCGTATGTATCCGAGCCTTTAAGCGCATCGTCGAGCTGCTGGTAATAATCAGAAACGTTATCGCTGGACATTCCATGCACCCAGCCAGTCCACGGCGAGGCATTGCCCAGGCGGTCAACCAGGCGCGCGCGGTACCAGAACTGCGTGGCAATCTGCAGGCCCATCTGCTGATAATGTTTGCCCGGATACGCTAAATCGGTCAGAGGCATCGCACCGTTACCGCTCTGGTCCGGGCTGTACTGCAGTTCGGTTCGCTGGGTATCCTCTGCACCTTCAGGGAATTCCCAGCGAATCTCGATACCCGCGGTCAGTGAAACGGTCGTCAGCGCCAGCGGCGGCAGCGGCTCGCCGACTTTACCGGTCAGGGTTTTCTCTTCCGAGTACGCCCAGCCACTGGAAATTTCCGCCGCGTTGATCGCACGGACGCGCACCAGATAGCGACCGGCATAAATGCCGCTGACCTCAAATGACGTGGTCGAGCTGCGCGGCACGTTAATCCAGTTACCGTCATTGCGGCGCCACTGTGCCTCATAGGCGATGGCATTTTGCACCGGGTCCCAATTGGCCTGCAGAGTTTCGACGCTGATACCCTGATTCACCACGGAGAAGGACGTCAGGAGGATGCCATCAGGCGGCGCCTGATTACCCGGAGGAACAACACTGACCGGACGCTGATCAATTATGGCGCCCGTATCGATGCGCGCGTATTTGTCCGGATCATGCGACGTACCTGTAATCGTGTAAGTCCCGTTGTTGTTATCCTTAACGCCAACTACACGATACTGCTGCAGGAAAAGATCATCAGACTCAATAGCCCATACTGATTCGGCCTCGGGAGTCTCGCTGAATGCCGTGGTAACAGTCACCTGCCGGCGGCCATTTATTGACTGAATAGTCCGGCTCTGGGAAGTACCGGAAGGCAGGTTAACCTGCAGGCGATCTCCGGCATTAGCATCAATATCCCTGTCCAGGATGATAACCCGCCCGTCTACTTTACTGATGCGGCCGCCGTTGACTTTCCCGGCCAGCATTTCATCGGCTACGCCGATAACGTAACCAGGCTGAGGAATTTTACCATCCAGGCCGACATCAAACGTCACCATGCGATCTTTGTTATTGGTTAGGATCCCCCACAACCCTTTCCTGTGAGCCTCTGATTGTCGAGTGCAACCGATCGCCGTTAGCTCGAGCTGATTAAATCCGTAGCGCGCGACAAGCTCTTTTACAAATGACGGCTCCATTGCATCAGAAAAGGCGTTGGCCGGATCTGACCACGATACAAGAGCATTGGTATAGCGGGTTTTACTGGTACTGCTGGAATAACGGAATTTGCCATCAATGACGTTGGCGCGGGTATAGGTGAAATCGATATCGCGCGGCATATCCGCCAGCGCGATAATCTGTTGACCGTTCCAGCATGTCATTCCACGGAATATGGCGGCAAAGTCGCGCAGCACCGTATAGGCAGCATTGCGATCCTGAATGTATACGTTACAGATATAACGCGGCTCCAGGCCATCACCGCCCTTACCATCAGGAACAAGCTGGTCGCAGTATTGCGCAACCTGGTACAGCATCCATTTATCGATATTGGCAGCAGTCAGCCGATTGCCAAGACCGAAGCGGTCGCTAACCACCAGATCGTAAAAAATCCATGCGGGGTTGTCAGTCCATGCCCATTTAAACGAGCCCGTCCAGGTTCCGGTATAAGAGCGGGTTTCAGGATCATAGGTATCAGGGACACGAATAACCCGACCGCGGGGCTCACATGAAATCTGTGGAATGGAGCCGTTAAACTGACTCGAATCAAACTCGATATATAGCAAAGCCGTGTTTGGATAACGCAGCTTCGCGTCGATAACTTCCGTATAACTCAGCAGCGCCATATTGTCGCCAATCTTTGCGCTGTTAGCATCAGGAGTTAATTTGCGCAGACGAACGGTCCATGTTGCGCCGGCCCGCGGCAAATCGATACGGTGGCTTCGCTCATACCCTGAAGTAGTTTTCCCGGTCACCGCCGTATCAACCACTGTCTGCCAGCTACCGCCATCGGTCTGTAAATCGATGGCGTATTTCACGGTGTTGCCGACCAGATCGCCATCATCTTCCTGAGTAAAAAGAGCCGACCATTTCAAACGCAGCCGGATAGCGGACAGCTGGGTATTCGTAAAGGTGTGGGTCCAGGCCGTCTGGCTTGAAATGTCCGTGCCCACGCTAATTTCATTCTCGGTACCTGGAATACCCTGAATATAGTTTTGCGCCTGAGTGCCCGGACGAAACTCCCAAGCCACGCCGCTAAAATTTTGTGAGCCGTCGGCATTCTCGATCGGGGTACCATCGAGATAAATATCTTTACCCGTCAGGCTACCGGCAAACTCTCCCTCACCTAAAGCAACAAGAATTTTCGCTTTCGCAATGGACTGTAAATCATCCGGCTGTTCTGTGGGTGTGCGCTGTTTAGAGCTGCCGCCTTTGCGCCCTTTAATGATGTTCGCCATATTTTACCCATAAAAAAAGCCGCCTGTTGGCAGCCTGAAAGGTTAACTACAATGCGTTGAATTACTGCTGATCTTCCACGTAGATCCCAGCAGAGATAATGGCTCCGCCAATTCGTCGTTTTCCGTAGAGAAGGGGAACTGGATAACCCTGTGAGGCTGTATTGGTCACGCTGCCGAATGCGTAAGAGGCTTTGTTATCGTCGGATTGTTTACTGGCTAATCCTGCAGGTTGTGGAGAAAGCATCTGAATAACACCACCAGCCATCATTCCCACACCCGCGCTTACCATAGCAGTACCTATTGCCCCGCCCACACCTGTCCAGGAAGTCATCACCCCTACTACAACCCCAACAGCAGCTAACACAGCTCCAAATATTGTTTGAAGCATTCCTGCTTTTTTACTACCAATTAATACAGGGATAATACGAATTTCTTCTCCGGATATTGGAAATGCTAAATCATCCTCTCCGATATTTTTATCATTTTTAAATACAGCATATGTGAGACCTTTTTGCTCACTTTCATTTAAATATCTTTCGAAACCATCTATTGTACAGCAAAGTGCTCTAATGGCCTCTTTTGTATTTCTTACAAGTCGATAGTGGACTTTCCCAAAGTGCTTCCCCAGCACTCCACTAATCACAATTTTTGTCATTACTTCTGGCATAAAAAACCCCAACAAAAAGGCCGAGTTAACGGCCTTATAGGTTAAATATCAGGATATTATTTAACTCGCCACATTCGATATTGACCGACTGCTCCAATTTCAGTTTTATACTCCTGATAGTCACCAACTGCATTAAGCTCTAAAGATTTTCTCCATGAAGTCAATGCACATTTAAATTTAACAGATAAGTTATGATGACCATTAGGAACGTATAAATCAACATATTGATTTTTTTGTAATCCTGCAATCTCTTTATCATCGACCTTAAGCACTAAGGGGCAATCTTCACCTAATGCGGCACCGGATAGCTGAGAAACACGATGAACACGAATTTGCGTAGCGTTTGAGGAAGGTTTTTTATATTCAGTAGAATATAGTGTTTTCGTCTCCTCAAAAGGATTACTTGAACAGGCAAATAAACTAGTTACGCATAATAATAAAATTATCTTTTTCAATTTAGTACCACTCCCTTTGATTTTGGAGAAAGGTTAGCACAATGAATGATAACGCAGAACCTTCATAGTCCTCTCTAACCAGTAACCGCCATATGGCACCCGTTTACTGAGGTGACCATAAAGATGGTGCAGCAGCATATTCCCCTCCAGCAGGATCCCGGCATGATTCCACTTATCCGACTGAACCTGCATGATGACCATATCCCCGGATTGTGGGGGCCCATCAAATTCACGGAACCCACATTCATACCAACAATCGTGGTAAAAATTATCGGGATACTGTTTTTCCCACCAGGGATAATCGACGCGGTAGTCATGCAGTTCTATACCATGAGTCTGCCGGAAGTAGCTCATTACCAACCCCCAGCAATCATAATGGCCAAGCACAAACGGTCGCTCAAGTAACGGTAGTTCCCCTCGAGGATGGATAGTACGAAAATCCCCTTCCGGCCAACTGATGATATGCCAGGGCATCAGAGTCGCATCACATTGTGCCTTGTCCAGTTCGCTCGGCTGGGTCGTGGCGTCCGGGTGACTGTGTACGATCCCAGTCACTACCCCCCAGTCCTCAGCGGCAGCATAATCCTCAGGCGCCAGAATAAAATGCTCAGTTGGTTCACCGGCAATGTTACGGCACGGGAAATAGCGCACTACCCGGCCTTTCTGGGCGACTAGCCCACAGGCCTCTCTCGGGTATTCCGCCGCCGCATGTGCCTGTATCGCCTGAATGACTTTTTGACGCATATCAGCTCCTGATTAAGGAAGTCCCCGGGAACCCACCGAACGGCAATTCACTGGTGTCACCGTGCCTCAACTTACATGCTGTGAGGGTACCGTTGCAGACGTCCTTCGAGGGGTCATCGACCGGCTTATTGTTTTGGTCAAAATACCGCGAGCCTGCGTAATCACAGCCATCACCAGAACGATACTTATTCCGTATGCACCAGGTACACAACGAATGCAACTGGCGGGTGGGGATCATCATGCCCTGTAGGTCCATCGGGCTGGCAAGGGTGAACTCCACCACCTCATCCGTTTCATCGGTTTTCGCATCGATATACCAGGTTTGCAGTTTTTCCTGGGTGGGATCGGCGGTAGCGTTGCCGGAGGGAAAATTACGGGGATCGAGGTACTTTGCTAGCGTATCGTGGATAGTGACTTTTGCCTGCATCAGATCATCATAATGCAGGCACAGAGCAGTTACAGACGCATCAAGGTTAGCGACCCGCAACGTGGGCTGGGCATCCGTCCCACTAGTGGAAGCCTCAATCCCCTCTATCTCACACGGCCAGGCTTTATATTCAGTACCCTGCCACCAGATACTTTTTGCAGGTAACTTATCCTCATCCCCCCCAGCAGCAATTATTTCATCTTCTGTATGGGCGATATTATGCGAGTGGAAATACAGAACATTATCCAGTCCGAAACTACTGCCATCAATTTCAAATAGCCTGATTTCATTACCAGGCTCTAGCTTTTGATAATCAGAATTAATCATGGTGCAAATGCCTGTTCAAATGTTGCGGTAATGGTGATGACTTTCTTTCCCTGAATAACTTTTTGCAGACTGTCCGCTTCAACCCGCCAGAGTGCTAATTCACCTGATGGTGGTTTAAAGGAAAACGATTTAGTCTTATGGCGACGCAAAAAATTATAAATATCCAGAGCAGTATCCGGGTCGCCGGAAAATGAAAATTCATAACTTAATGCTTCATCATTTATACCGTTCCCGGATACCTGGGAATAACCGTCACCAAACTGAACCTTACGAATATTATCTTTGCTTTTTAGTGTCGGTTGACTGGCAGCCTGAATGCGCCAGGAGAATGTTTCAATTGCCATAAATTACCTGCGGTTAGTAGCGTTCCAGATAAGTCCGCCGGGACGCAGCGCTTTGGCAATCCCATCCTGCACGGAGCGATTAACCACTTGCTGATAGGCCTTTCCAACAGCATCAGTATTACCCTGCCGCTGATCATTACCTGTCTGCTGAGTTGTCACACTGACTGGTGCATAGACATTCACGCCAGCAGCGAATGCGCCTGCAGCGAATACGCCTGCAGGCACACCACCAGCGCCGACATATCCGCCGGAAGCATAGCCGCGCATCATCCGGTAAAGGTTGTTCACACCAATACGGCTGGTCGCCTCGCTGTTGAAAACAAACTCGCCGCGGTGGACAACCCCGGCGGGCTCATATTTACCGCCATGCCCGGTAAAACCACCCACATCATAAGAAGCGGGACGATAAGAAGGAACGGCATACGACGGCCCTGACTTCGGGGAACGGGAATCGACGCTGATCCACCCCATTGCTGCCTGAATGGTATAAGCCACGATCAGCTGATTGATGACCTGAGCAATCATCTTCAGAATGGATGTGGTGAATTCCTTAAAACTCGCTTTGCCGGTGGTATTGAGCAACGTCAGCTGATTAGCCAGCCCCCCGAAGGTGGTCTGGGATATTTGTTGAACAGAGGAAAATACATTAGTCGCGGAATCCTGATACTCCGCCCAGCCCTGTTTGGCACCGGCCAGCCAGTTACCACGCAATGCATCCTCAGCTTCATAGGTAGCTTGCTGTTCCGCCAGCACCTTCCGCTGTGCATCAGGATTGAAGGCGTACGTTTCACTCAGCTTTTCAAGCGTGGTCCTTCTGTTCGACTCCCGGCCGGAAAGCCCATCAGCCTGAGCCTTGATCCCCGCCCGGATCGCACTCTGCTGCTGCGCGAATTTATTGGCCTGATCAGCCAGATTATTCAGCTTCTGCTGCCGGGCGACCTTATCACCGAGATCGGCCAGCTGGCGTTTGTATTCCAGCGTTTCGTTTTTGTGGGCCAGCAGGGATTTTTCCTGCGTGGACAACTGGCGGCGGCCGGCGGCCTCCTGTAAAACGGCATACTGGTTTTCCGTCTGCCAGAGGTCGCGGCGCTGCTTACTGATCACATCGTTAACGTCGGTATGCTGCTGCAGGGTTTTAAGCTGCGCCTGTAGCGTCAGCAGCTCCGCCTGCGCCCCTTCCTCAGCTTTACTGCCAGCGGGCGTAGTATATTGCCTGCCTTTCGGCGTTTTCGGATCTTTGTATTTGCTATCTATGCCCGCGCGGATTTTCGCTATATCGCTGTCCGTCCAGCGGGTAGCAATCCCATCGATGGCATCCTGTTTATTTTTCGCAACCAGCTTATTAAATTCTTCCTGAGCGCGGGCCCGCCGCTCGGCAGGTTTAAGGCCAGCATCAAGAAGCTGATTAAACTGCTGCTGGTTCCTTATTGCCTGTTGCTGCTGGTCGTTGCGTAGCTTCTCGCGTGCAGCGGCTAAACCTTCCTGCGCGTATGCTTTATCGGCCTCATCATAGGCCTGTTTTTTGAGAGACAGCTGCTCACGCGCATTGCGCAGACGCTCTGCATCAGCTTTCACCAGCGGATTATTTCCTGCATAGTCAGGATCGACTTTCAGGTTGGACGACAGCGCGCGGTATTCCTTTTCAGCTGTCTGCCAGTCCGCAAAAGCCCCCTGCCGCTTCATAGCCGTATCAGGATTACGACCAATGCCCATCATGGCATCCCAGGCGCCGCTGGCGGCATTTTTCACCCAGTTCCACGCAGTTTCCAGCGTCCCCAGATTTTCCTTCACCGCATTTGCGCGCTGGATAACACTGTCGGAATAGGCACGCATCGCGAGCTCGGCAGCGCGCTGCGAATCCCCCATCGCCTGCGCAGATGAAATCTGTTCAAACTGGCTTGCGGTCAGAAAATGCAGCGACTCATTCAGCGTTGCAACCGCATTAACCGGATCCTCTTTCAGCCGTTTGAACTGGTTAATAGTTTCATCCACCGCCTGGCCGGTCGCCTGCTGGAGCCTTGCAGCCACGTTGGCAACACGCTCGACGTCGGCGCCACCGAATGCCCCACTTCCGACAACCTGCGCTAATACGGCTGCCGCGGCGTGCTGAGTGACTCCATTTCCTGAGATATTCCGCGCCAGCGCCTGCAGTTGTCCCGAGGTTTTCCCGGCATAGTTCCCGGTGAGAATGAGCTGTTTGTTAAACTCCTCGGCTTCCTTCCCGCCCTCGTACCATGCCTTTCCCAGCAGAACGACAGATGCAGCTATGCCACCGACCACGCCGGCGATCCCCAGTCCGCGTAGCGTCATCATTTTTTCGAGCCACCCGGCCTGGTTCGCCAGGGTTATCCCGGAGCCACGCAGCGCGCCGAAATTACCACGCAATAATTCCCCCGCCAGCACGCCAAGTTCCCGACGTGCGCCAGCGCTCTCGAGACCAAGGCTGTGCGTGGCGACCTTTGCCGCTTCCAGTTTGCGGATATAGACTTCAGCAGCATCGCCAGCGCCGACCTGCGCCGCTTTCATTCTCAGGAGTTCTGTACCAGACAGCTTTTGCTCGACAACCTGCGCCTTCAGCTGGCGAAGAAATTTTTCGCGCGCCTGGTTAGCTTTTTCCTCAACCTGCTGGAGTTCTTTCTGCCGCGCCGTGGTGCGGGAAATCAGGGAGAGATAATCACCCTGAGTGATGTTCCCCTGCGCGCGGGCCTTGCGGAATTGTTCCTGGACACTGGCCAGCGACCGCGTTTCACCACTTAGGGATCGAACACCATCTATCTGCCGAAAGAATGACTCCGCCAGCGCATCCTGCCGCCGCGCCAGCGCCTCTGCCTGAGCGTCGTTCTCCCGATAACGCTGGTTAAGCCCGGTGACGCGCTGGTAAGTCTCATCGACCGATTTGGAGACCCGTTGCAGTTCGCTCTGAAGCCCGGCGGCGGCATCCGCCTGTCGCTTCTGCATATCGGACACGGCGCCTGCGCTGGCGGCGCTGGTGGTTTTCAGCGCGCTAATTTGTGCTTCTGCTGCACTACGCATGCGCGTCTGCACTTTGTCCGATTCATTCGCCATACCGGACAGTTGCCCCTTAATCCTGGCAATCTGTTCGGTGAATGTGGCGTTGTCGACATCCAGGTTAATGACAAGGTCGCTAATCTGCTGGGCCATATCTGGTGCCTCCTGTTATTCCCTCTGCGGCCAGCATCATGGCGTCATCGTCCTGCACATTATCCGCTGTAGCCTCAGCAGACGGGGACAGCAGGCTGAAGTGTGCAGGGGTGATATCCGGATCCCGGTATAAGAAGGTTGAAATGGTGTAAAGCAGCCCGGAGAAATGGGCATCGAGTTGCGCATCCTGAAAATAACGATCCCGGTAAAAGTGATGCCAGTCGCCCAGCTCGGAGGACGTCATGCCAGCAAGCATGGCGCGCCAGTCGGGCCGCCCGAACTCGCGCGCCAGTTTCAGGACAAAATCAAGCTCGCTGGCTAGGGCTTTTCCGCAGTAACAGGTTCATCGCCCGGTTCATCGCCCAGCGCAGTGGCATCAATGGGTTGATCTTCTTCGACAACGGGCGCCAGCATGCCGGAGAGCAGCTTGATCTGCATTTCCGCTTTGCCAATCGCTTCCGCCGGCCAGGTACTCATCACCTGCTGGTGGAGTTCCTCTTCAGAAGGCCCCTTCGGATCGTTATGCCAGAGCGAGAGCGCAATCAGGCGCGCGCCTGCGCGAATACTCATGCTGACCAGCCCGGCGGACATTGTCTGGTCATCCACGTCATCAGAAATGGCGGATAAGGCTTTTTCTTCTGCGGCCAGATATTCGAGATAAGTAATGCGCTGCAGTGCCGACAATTCGGTGATCGTCACCGTAGCGCCGTTATGGGTAAATTCGTCTTTCTTCAAAAACATGCTCATGCCTTTATCCTCAGGACGCCGTCACGGTGGTCTTGCAGGTCGCCACAAAATTACCGTCATTGCTCATGACAATAATGTCGGCCGCGCCAGCCGCCACGCCGGTGACAATCAGAGATTTGCCACTCACGGCCACGGTCGCCTTCGTGCTATCCGAGGTTGCCACACGGAAAGACTGTTCCGACGCGCTGGCAGGCAGGAAGGTGACATTTAGCGTTGTGGTTGCGCCGACGGCCACGCTGACCGTTGCCTTGTCGAGTTTAATGCCGGTCACTGCGATTGGCGGATTACCGCTTTCTTCCGCCAGCTCCGGTTTCCCGGTATTGGTGATTTTGGCGGTACGGGTGATCACTTCCTTCGCGGGAATGGCTTTACCCAGGCTACTGCACCAGCCTTTGAACACATCCACGGTGCCATTCGGGTACTTAATTTTGTACGCCCGTACATCGCCATCGACAAACCAGGCCACCAGCGACTTTTGCCCTTCTTCACCCGGTTTCCAGGCCAGCGTTAATGATGTATCACCTGCCGATTTTGCCCCCTGTGCAGTCGCGGTCCAGTCTGCGTCGTCATCGTCAAGGTAGGTGTCATCGTAGGACTCCGCCGTCATTTCGCCCGGCGTGAGTTCCTTAATTTTTGCCAGGCGCTGCCAGTCGGCATCGGAAAGTGGGTTAGCGTAGGGATTTCCCGTTCCGGTATATAACCAGAGCGTGGTGCCCGCCCCTTTAACCGGGGCCATTGGATTTGGAGTAGCCATAAAATTCCTTATCTCAGGTAAGTGAGGGTGTACGTCAGGTCGACCGATCCCCAGGTAGCCATTTCGTCATCGCGCTGGTAGTCGTAGCCCATGGGGATCATCGTTTCGATTAAGGGAGATAGCGCCGGGATAGTCTCAAGGGCCGGGTACACCTTTTCCTCCATCCACGCATCCAGCGCGCTATCCGGCGTGGTGGATTTCAGAAATACCTCGATATGGAGAACTGATTGCCAGCTGTCCTCATCAAGGCTGTCTCCCGTGTATTCGGCATCAGACAGATAGACTGCCAGCGCCGGCAGGTCCTGCTCTTCCAGAAAAACAGGGCGCCCGTCAAACCATGTCACACGATCCGGAATGGACGCCTTTAGTTGTTCCAGTACCGCAAGACGAATAGCGGTGTGTTTGCTCATCGCTTCAGGTGGATCCTCAGTTGATTTTTCAGCGCGGCAGACAGCTCCTTCGGCATATCGCTGTCGATAAGCTGCTTTGATATCGCGGTGAAGGATTGGGTTAATGGGGTTTCGAGGGGAACTTTGACAACATCTATCGGGTAACGGGATTTACCCAGCCGGCGCATAACCTGCCATCGCCCGTTCGCCAGCTGCTGAATAAACGCATTTCTGAAAATGTACGGGCCAATACGTAACACGCTACCGCGTCCGCGCTTTTCTCCTTTTCGCCTGGAGAGTTGCACGCGCGCGGCACCCAGCTTGATTGCGGGCAGGTTCCCCCGGTTAATACGAATTGCCGCCACCAGCCTTTCAGGCTTCGCACGCTTAAGACGCGAACGCTGGCGGACCAGCTTCACCGGCAATCCCTTTTTGTGGTTATCGCCCACTGTCGCTTCTTTTGCGACCTTCCTGCTGCCCTGCGTAATCGCCCGCCCGGCGACCCGGTTTAGCGCCTGGGCGGCAGCCGTTGGGACCATCAGGCGGCTCAGACTGTTCAGGTTCTGGATCGCACGCTCAAGACCTTTCAGTGACATCATTCACTCCAGCCAGATTTGGGGCTTCCCGTTAAAAAGCTGATAGCGGGTAACGATCCAGTCCTTACCGTCATATTCAACGGCATCGTTTCTGGTGGGCCGATAATCAGCGGCAAAAACGACCAGCACCGTTGCGGTACCGGAAAGCGCGCTCATCTCCTCCAGCAATTCAGCAGGAACAACATCAACGCGGATGCCGTTAATAACCGCTTCCCTGCCCATTTTTTTGAGGGTGGCGGCATCCATCCGGGCCGCCATCTTGTCGAAAGGATTAGGCATTGATCTTGACGTCAATGACGGTACTGTTAGCCGCAGCATTTTCCCAGGCAACACCCGCCAGGACGGCATCAGTGGCTTCCAGTTGCACTTTGCCCGCCTTGATATACACCTTTTCCCCCGCGCTGATTTCATCGGTGGACAGCTTCGGCAACTGGAATACGCCTTCGGTAAGGCCATCACCTGTATCGCCGCCGGGAATATCCGTGATCGCAACCGCAATCATTTGACCGATAATAACCGGCGCCCCGCTCAGGATGATTTCCTGTCCGGTATTCTCCAGAGGGATAGTCTTTCCTTCCTGCACATAATTTTTAGCCATAACATCTCCTATAAGCCCGGTAGGGCTGATTTCAGGTATAAAAAAAGCCCGTTTGGGCTAAGGGGTTTGAGTGGGTGGGGATTACTTACCAGTGGATTTCGTCAGACCGCGGAAGTCTAACGGCGCCACGCCCGCATCGATGCGTACCTTCGTAGCAATACCATCGGTATTGAAACCTTCCTGCTGGTCAATGTAAGGCGTATCAACACCATTCAGGTAAGCCACTTCGATGGTATCGGTGCCTTTGGCTGCGGCCAGATACCAGGCATTCGGATCCTTGTCATCCAGTCGCGGTTCAGAAATAACCTCCGCAAAGTTCTGGATAGGGTTGTTGATCCCGGAGTTGATATCAGCCCCCTTAACGCTTGCTGATTTAATCGTCTGATTGGCCAGTGTTTCGAGCCCCACCGGCACCAGCATGTAAGCCGGACGAATGTTCAGAGAGCGCTCGCCCTCTTTCTGCAGGCGCATCAGTTTGCGGGCATCATCAATGCTCGAAACAGAAATGGCGCCAGAGGAGAGGTTTTTGTGATCGGCATGGAACAGCGGTTTGCCGTCGGACAGTTTCGGGTTATCCAGCAGAATCGCATACACTAAATCACCAATGGTGGCTTTCGCGGCGCGCCCCATTTTCGCCGGGACGTCGGTTAATGCGTTCAGATCATCGTTGATAATCGCCTGGCGGGTGATGGAGAAAATTTCCCCATAGGTAGCCAGTGCGATCGTTTCACCTTTATCGCCCGTGGTCACATATTTATATTCAGCCCCTTCGCGAACCTTACGCAGGGAGTTAACCCCCCCCATTCCCACGCGGTGAGCCGTTTTAAAATCAGACAGCTGGCCTTTCTTCGTCCACAGATCAAAGGTCTCTGCTGCCTCATCCCAGCCCTGAAGAAGCGCCTTATTCGCCACGTCGAGCAGAATATTGCCAAAATCAGAGGTGCTGTGAGTCAACGCCAGGCCGACCATCTGCATTGGGTTGTAGCTTGAGACACCAATGCCGCGTTCGGTCAACGCCATACGCGCATATTCGCGCAGCGTCATCCCGTTGTACACGTTATCACGCTCCTGATTTTCATACCCTGCGCGGGCCATCAGTGCCTGACGGATGCCATCGCCAACAAAATTCCCGTTCCCGGCATAAATGTGCGGCTGATCGCTCTTGTTCGATGGGGTGGCAACCTTGCCCAGAGCAGCCAGCAGCACATCTTTCGCCTGCTCCACAGTGCAATCGGGGTCCGCAATACACTGGTTTTGCAGATCCTGGTGCTTACCGCCAAACATAGCGAACAGATCATTAATCCCGTTCACACGGTTGCGCTGTTCGGCATGAATCTGCGCGCGGATAGCATTCTCATCCGCGCCAGTAGGCTGAGGGGCGATCGGCTGCTGTGCCTGAGGATGTGGTGCCGGTTGCTGCGGTTCGCGCTGAGTGGAGTTACGCGGCGGGGTGACCATGTTACGAATGCTGTTTGGCATTTTTTCAAATTCCTCAATACGTTTTGAATGGATACAGGCCATGGCCTGAAGGGATGGGATCACCTGGTCAGCAAAACCCATGGCAAGGCATTCAGCGCCGTCCAGCCAGGTTTCGTCTTCCAGCATTGCGGCAATCTCATCAGAGGTTTTTCCGGTTTTTGCTGCATAGGCGGGGATCAGCACCGATTCAACTTTGTCCAGTAAATCAGCGTAGTCGCGCATATCGTTGGCATCGCCGCCAGCAAAGCCCCACGGCTTATGGATCATCATCATGGTGTTTTCCGGCATGATGACCGGATTTCCCACCATTGCGATGACAGAAGCCATGGAGGCAGCCAGGCCATCAATGTGAACGGTGATCGCGGAGCCGTGATGTTTCAGAGCATTAAAAATGGCGATGCCATCAAAGACATCGCCACCAGGCGAATTAATGTGAAGGTTAATGTGGCTGACATCACCCAGCGCTTTAAGATCGTTAACAAACTGTTTGGCCGTTACTCCCCAATAACCAATTTCATCATAGATATAGATATCCGCTTCATTGTTGGCGCTGGCCTTCATGCGGAACCATGAATTACTTTTTACGCTGGCTTTCGGACGTTGATACGTCCGTATCTTTGGCATCGGCACTGGTGCCTCCTCTGTCATTGGCAGGATCAGTATCAAATACCAGCCCCTGCTCACGGTTTTCGTCTATTTCGGCCTTGCGGCGCGCTTTAACATCATCCGGATGTCGCCCACTGGCGCGAACCCAGTCTGACTCCGTCGCCGCGCCACCACGGATTTGAGCCTTCCAGGCATTAGCCTCCTTGACGGGATCAATCCATGGCATCACGGGACCGGAATACACTGCGGTGTATAAAGACTCGATATCCAGCCCGCGTGGTAAAGTAATTTGGCCGCTGGCGACAGCCATCTTCAGCCAGGCGCGATACATCGGACGCGTCACGGCCCCAATAAACCAGTCCTGAAGAATGAGATAACCGTCTGTCGATTCCACCAGCTCCTGCCGCTGAGCACTGTAAGTGCCGTTGTAGTTTCTGGCGGTACTGGAAAAACTCAGGCGGCTGCCGGCGGAAACGGCACGCAGCTGGCCGTTGCGGAAGGTTTCAAGATTGGGATTCGGGCGATCGGATTTCACCATGCCGATATCCTCGCCAGGCAGCAGGTCGTCGTAGATAATGCCGGGCTGAATATTCAGCTCACGATCATCATCCTTACCGGCGTTTTCATCCCAGCTTTGCCCATCCCCTTTTTTGATATACATCCCGAGGGCGGCGGCGATGCGGGCTGCTGTCAGCTCGGCATCTTCATACTCTTTCAGCGCACTGAGACGCATCAGCACCCCGGATAACAGGGAGGTACCGCGCGTCTGATGCAGCCGCCGGACAAACTTCAGGTGCAGCATATTTTCTGCATCAATCCGTTTGGTATCCATCTGACGACCAGAGACCGGCTGGCTTTTATAGACCAGATAGCCCTTCGGCCTGCCCCAGTTATCGGTATATACCCCCTGATTTAGCTTGTCCGATTCGCTGCTGGTCTGGGGAACAAAATCAGCTTCCAGCGCTTCCAGCCAGAACGGCACCCCGGCGGTAGGCGTCAGGCCATTGCCTGTGCCGCTGACTATCTGTGCAAAAACCTCCCCGTCGCGCAACCAGCTGCGTAACATCAGGCGCTCCAGCATGGGGCGGGTAAACTGATGGGTCACTTCTGGTCGAATAGACCATTCACCCCATTTCTGACGGATATCCGCCGCCAGCTTTTTAGCGATCTTGCCGTTCTTGAGCTTCGGATGCGGCTCCACAATAATCCCGCTTTTACCTACCACCCGCTCTTCAAGCTTATCGAAAATGCCAATCACTAAATCGTGGTTATTATCCAGCCACCGCGCCTGCTCCCGCAGCGAGGCAGCCCCCATCTGGCTGAGTTGATCAGCCGAACGATTTTCCCGACGGGCTTTGTGGGTGCGCGTGGGCTTAACGGCCTCATATGCCTGTATCATGGCTCGTGAGCGTAGCCTTGCGGCCTTCCAGCCAGGGGAAATGACACCAATCGCATCATCAAGTAGAGACATTACAACCTCGCCAGTTTGTAGCCAGGCCGTCCCCGGCGCTTATTATTCCGGGAAGAAAGGCGCCGCTCCCATTCCTGTCGTCCTTTGCGGATTTCCGACAGGTTTTCCATGGTCATTTCCTGACCGTTAAATTTAATGGATTTGCCATCCAGTACCGCCATTTCCGCTTCGGCATAGCGCTGGATCATGGCCTCAATATCACTTTTATTCACAACCAGCCTCCTGAGGTGGCCCATGGGTTAGCGTCATCTGTTACGGTTTTTTTGCGTTTGCGCTTTTTGGTCTGGACAGGCGCTGGCGCCGGGGGTGCTTCTTCGCCAGTGTCCTGCGGCACGTTCTCCATCCACGTTTCCCTCCTCGCCCATTCAGGCGCATCAGGCCATTTAATTTTTTCGTATCCGCGAAGGATAACCAGCGCATCAGCGTAAACCAGCAGGTCAAAAGCTTCGTTGGCGCCGCGCCCTGGTTTACTCCATTTGCCATCAGAATCACGCTCCTCATAAGTCAGTTCGTCGTAAAACCAGCTTCCCAGCCACTTTGGGAAATGGATGTAGTTCGGTCCGGGGGTATCGCGCCACAAGGCGTTGTTTACCCGGTCTTTGAGGTCATTGGTTTGCAGCAGATAAAGAGGAACATCCCCGGCGGCTTTCGCCCGGCGCGCTGAACGGCCAGTGTTATCTGGCAGGGATTGGGTGATCAGCTTTTCGCGTCGATGACCGTCACCTTTAAACAGGTAAACATTCCGGCCAATTCCCTCCCGACGGCATTTACGCCAGAATCGATAGGCATTATCGGTGACACCATCTTCACCGCCGGAATCGACTGCCATTGCCATCAGGCGCATACACCGGCGGGGATCGGATGCCATTCGCCACGTCTTGTAAAAGACATCAGTCAGCAGCAGATCCCAGTCCTCCGGGTAACTGGCTGGGTCGATAGGCAGGCTTTCACCGTTCGCGTCGCACCGGAGTGACTGGCGAATGTTGTAACGGTCCACCAGCCACCGTTCGCCCATGCTTCCGTAGCCAGTAACCTGAACGACAAAGCGGCGATTACGTCCCCCCTGCACGTCGACAGTCGCCACCAGGAAACAAACACCATCAGGCACACAACGTTTCGGGACATCTTCGGCCCGCTGTTCGAGCAATTCGCTTTTACGCTGTTCGGTACTGGCGCGCGGAAGATAAGGGCGACCAAAGTCAGTGTTAACGACCGTTTTTAGTGTCTCTTCGCTTTGGGTTTTTTCGTATTCCTGCTCAGCCGCCAGATATTTATAAATTAGCTGTGACCAGGTCTGGTAAGCAGCTGCTGGCCCTTCCATCCAGAAAGAAGCAATGCGTGACCGCCGGCCCGCCCCTGTAATGTTTCCTTCCCGATCAATTGACTGCCCGTCACGTAACCAGACGCTTTTCATGTTCAGCTCGCGCTTCATCGCAGGAAGTACTTTTCCTTTGCAGGCCGGGCATTGCAGATAGGCCGCTTCGCTGGCCGTGACCAGGTCCGTCGTGTCACGGTAGCCCGTCATGTTGGCAACTTCAGGCTGAAAATATTCCTCACAATGTGGGCAAGGCCAGTAAAGCCGCCGGCGGTCGCCGCGGTTATACAGCGACAACACGCCCGTCGTGGGAGGTGCTTCATGGGGTGAACTCTGCCGCCATTTCGTATCGAGAATGTCGCGGCCCGGTGAGCTTTCGACCAGGGTCATACCCGAAGACATAAACGTAGTAGTACGTTTGGAGGCAAGCGAGAATCCGTCCCCCTCCCCGTCGATGTCTTCCGGGAAGCGGTCGTAGTCTGTTAGCGCAACAAATTTATAGTCCGACGAGGACATAATATTGACTGAGGGCCAGCCAAGTTTCAGATAGTTACCAGCGCGGAAAGTACGATCGTGAACGTTGTTATCGTTACGACGCGGACTCAATCTGGTTTTTACTTCAGGGCTGCATCTGAATGTCCGGTCAAGACGTTTTTTCGAGTGTTCACGCGCTTTTTCTTCTGATACCTGAATAACCAGCATATCCGCCGGATCACAAACAATGCTGTATACGATCCATCCGTCAATCAGGCCAATCGTCTTACCCGTTCGCGCGGGACCAACGAATACCACAGCATCGTACTCACGCGATGCCAGGCAGTTCATCGGCTCTATCACATATGGGGCCAGATTAGGATCCCATGGGACCGAGTTACCGGCGCCCATCGGCACACGCATATACTCGGCTACCGCGTCGGCAACCAGCATGCGGCGTGGCGCGCGTAAAATTCCGGAGACATCCCGTCGGATCCCCCTGGCGGATGCCCGCTTTGCCATCAGTCCTCCTCTGGCTCATCCTCCTCTGCTTCGGCTTCCATGACCTTTTGGGCCATCTGGTCGCGCAAATCGTCAATCACACTCTGCACCCGGGCAACCGCTGCAGGGGAAAGCGCGCAATCTCGCTCGAGTACATCGGGAAGCGTTTCGAGCACCATCACAACGGCTTTAGCCATGACTGAAAACTCTCTGGCCACTTCATCTGCCGGGATAAGCTGCCCCGTATCCTGCTCAAACTTGATCCGCTCGTTCTCCGCCTTCCAGTGCGCCAGCCTGTCCGCCGGTGGCATATCCTCCAGACTGGTTGCAACCGTGGGGATCATTAATTCCGCCAGAACGTCAGTCACTAAAAACAGTTTTAGTTTGCTGTTGCTGCCTGGTGCTGGTTCGACATTTTTCAGCCTGGCGGCCACCGTCTGGCGGTGGACATTGGTTATGCCCGCCAGCTGATTAATATTCAGCTTCAGAGAAGCGATTTCCTGATCCATGATGGTGAACACTTTTTAACCGTTTCGACATCATTGCAAAACAGGCATCAATAAAATCAAAAACCTGCGCAAATGATGATGATGACCATGGATCCAGAAAACTAGCCGATTCCCGCGAGCGCGCCGCCCCGTGGAAGGCCACCCCGCCGGGAGGACCCATGCAATAATGATTGTCATTTGCAATAGCTGACCAATCATCGAGGCCGCTCACTGAACGACCTCTGTGAATGTTCAGCCTTCGGACGCGCCACCGTCGGCCTGCAGCACATCCTCGGGGATGCGCGCCGCAAGGGGTTCATTCTCGAAGACCTTCAGCCCATTGAAGCCGAGGAACGTTGAGGACTGGCTGATATGGCCTGCAATGAAGTCGCCAACATCGACCAGTAACCCGGTCACGACCGCCTCAGTGTTCTGGCGCCAGTAGCTCTCCAGAGCAACCAGCAGCGGATCAGAGCCATTGGAGACCATCTGCTCGCCAACGGAATAAGCCTTCTTACCAGCCTTATCAGTGATGCACTGCAGCTTGTTGCTCTGCATGGCCACCATGTCGGAATTGTTCACCTGAACTGTCAATGTCGCGACTTTTTCGCCTTCGTCATTCGTGCTGGAAGCATAGAAAAGCGAAAGGGTCAGATCATTACGATTAAACATTACTGGCTCCGGTTGCGGTTACGGTTGCGATGACGGGGACGGCGCGCCGGTCGTGGCGAAGTATCACCCGGCGGCAAGAGCTCACCTTCTTTTGCAGGCTGCACTTCTTCTACAGCTGCTGGTGGCTGTTCTGGCTCTGCCGGTTGTGGTTGCGCTGGTGCTGCCGGTACGAATGGTGCACCACCAGCTTCAATCTCAATCTTGAGGTGCGGGAAAATCTTAGCGGTATGGTCAAAATGGATAGCGGAGACAGGCAGATGCACGTAAGACACACCGTCACGCTCCAGCGCCACCAGCGCGCCATTAACGTATTCAATCTTGATATTTTGCATCGTGTACCTTTACGAATAAAAAAGCCCCGCATATGCGAGGCTAAGATTTAATAAGAAGAATGATGTAACCTAGTTATTCCTCTTCGTCACCCTCAAGGGCTTCCTGGATTGCGTCTGCTAAATTACTAATTTCAGCTGCGACATTTTTCAAATCTGCCTGTGCTTTAATACCAGAGTAGGATGTAGGCGCGCTGACAGAAGCTTTAGCAATTTCCAAAGCAGCTTCCACAGCAAGCAAGCGACGCTCTTGTTCCGATGTATATTGTGAAAAATAATCTTTAAGCATACTTTCTCCATTCGCTTAACTTACCAAGTTGGTAAGTGACAGATTATAAATGGGGATACTCTTAAAAAACACAAGCTCACATTAAAAACACAAGCTCACGTTATCGAGGCCACTCTGATAAATGGCCTCTGTAATACTCATTCAAGCCAATACGGCACCTTCCACCTTCTCCACCTTATCGCATGCCAGCAACACGCATAAGCAAACGAATAGAGAGCACCGCGCGAAGCACACTGCGGTGAACACCAATATCCATCTGCGTCGTTACGCGGCTATGTGCATAACAAAGCCGATTGTGGTTACGAATTTTCGATTTCAGATATCACTTCTTTGGCGGGTTTTATAAAAAATCTGTCCATCGAGGCTAAATTGACTGCCATTCGAAGCTTTTTGATATCACCATTGTTTTCAAGAATGAATTTTTTTACATCTTTCGCCCAGGTGATCTCGTCATCATTTTCGATAAAGAAAAATGCAGATTCTCCATGTTCTAACCTTTTTGGAAGACTATGGCTGCCAGGTGCGAAATCATGCATAAAACTGAGGTCACCTGAGAAATGCCAAACCATTGAAGAAATGTTAACTGGCATTTGACCTATATTAGCAACTGAGATACCTATCCCTTTTTGCCAAGATCCTATTTTCCTTGCTGAAAGAGTGATCTCTCCTTTGATGTATGGTTTTGGTCTCATTTTTGCTATGTACAATGACACAATCACTGCGGCTGCGGTAGCGAATCCAGCCAACCATGTTCCTATCATTGACCAATAGGCCCAGTTTGCTGAATCTTGCGCAGCTCGCAAAGCGGCAATCGCCATCACTTTATCATCCATAACAACCTCGTTTAATGTCTTTTGGATGATTATAAGAGATTGCATTATCACAGGCACTCATGGAATACCTGTTGTAATGCTCATTGCTTCGTCACTTTGTCGTAGGTTCGCTCGCAACTGCTACCGGCGACATAAGCGCGGTCAGCCTCTTCTGCATAGATTCCCGCTCTGCGGTCAGATTCTCCAAGCATGATGGCAAGCACTCGGGCGGTCTCGGCTGTTGCCGCGCCTGCTGCTGCAACAGCGGAAAGGCGGCCTGTTTCACTGTCGCCGAGCTGCCGCTGCAATTGTCGTAACTGTTGCTGCAGCCCACGGCGAGCATGTTCAGCACCAGCAGCATCGGCCCGAACCTTTGCCAGTTCTTCCTCTGCATGTTTCTGTTCCTCATTGGCAATCTGCTGACGGCGCTGTTCTTCGGCCCGTTCTGCAACTTCGCGATGAAGCGTTGCGGTGGAATCAGCGATATCACGCTGCAGCCATTTACGTTGCCAAGTTTTATCAGCATCGTCATAACCACTACGGTATAGGGCGTACAAGCAGTAAAACGAAAAAGCCACCAGCAACACAGACAGGAATGGCTTCAGGTATTTACGCAGCATATAAAGCATTCACCACCACCTGACAGCACTAACAAGCAGGGAAACGCCATACAGAACCAGACATACCGCCGCAGCCTTTATAACCCATGCTGTAGCAATACCTATTTCCTTTGTAACCGGAGCTTCAAGTTCAAGGCCGTTTTTCATTGTCAACCTCAGCAGTATTCTTTTATACTTCCCCACAGGTTCTCCCTTGCCATCCCAAGGCGTAGAAACAGAAAACCCCGACTGTTTGCCGCAATCGGGGTTTTTGCTTTTCTCCGACCATATTCCTTTCCAGGTAGTCAACTTTGCAAAACAGATGTTTTAATCCCGCACTGCAGAGTGAGTATGCGAAAAGTCACTTGTCGAATTTTGCTTTATAGCTTTTTTTTCAGGTCAATCCCCCAGCACGCCAGCGCGCTTTCCTGGTCCCTGCGGGATACTTGCCCATAGCAATTATTGGAGCGTATGCGGCAATCCTTTCCACCGTCTTTAATCCACCAGCGAATCGCTTCGCACGCACCTTTACGGTCTCCGGCGTTAATCCGCTGATAGAACGTTGACGGGAAACATTTACCAGGGCCGATGTTATACGGACAGAATGAGGCAATGCCGACTTTCTGCGGCGGGGTCAGTGGTACATGGATATTACGCTCCACCCATACCAGCGCCTTGTCGCGCTCGATGGCGTTAATCTTTTTACACTGCGCCTCGGTTGCGGTCTGGCCTTTCACAACACGCTTACCACCAATGACCGTCACACCGTGGCATAACGACCAGACGCCGCCCGGATCGGCAACAGCTACCAGCGCGTTGCCTTCCTTCTCACTGATGAACTGATCAAAGAGTTGCGGAGCAGTAGCACCAGCAGCAATCAGCCCCAGCATAGCGGCACTAAGTTTCGCTTTATTTCCCATCAACACTCCGTGCCGCCTTGCGCCGGTCATCTTTAATTTTGAAGTACAGATTTGTCAGGTACGTAAGCAAGCCGAAAAGTAGGCTGCCAAGTACGCCAATGGCTGCCCATTGTGATGGACTGACCCTATCCAGCATCTGAAGCATCCAGAACCCGGCGTTTCCAGCTGATGTGCCATAGGCAATGCCAGTTGTTAGTTTGTCCATGCGATACATACTCTCACCTCGCTGTGTGCGGGTGCTGTGCGTGTGTTTGAAAGGGTCAGGCTCATCGGGCTGATTTATACAACGAGCCGTATCGATGATGATTTCCGTGAGCCTGAAACAGAAAGGCCCACGCGTTAACGTGGGCCAAAATAAGAGGGGTTGTGGTGCCGGGTGCCTCCCGGTAAGTCGTTGGTCAGCCACCATGACTTGCGGTACGAGTGAATCTTGAGGATTCGACTACAATGCTGTTTCCGCCCCTCCGCATAGGGGGATTCACCACCCGGACAAATTAACCAGTTTCGTTTTGATTCGTCAATGAAATGTGGTGCCAGATCGATGCGTCCCCTCAGGTGGTCACCCACCAGCAAGCTGGTTAATGAATATTGAATTCAAATAAAACACACCAATACACACAAAACCCTTGATGCGTGTGTATTGGTGTGTATAATAAGAATCAGGCCAGGAGGGAATATGAAATCGACTGACCTGATAAAGGAATTGATAGCCGCCGGATGTGAACTCAAAAGGCAAGGAAAAGGCAGTCACCAGATATGGTGGTCGCCGATAACGGGAAAAACATTCCCGGTACCACACCCTAAGGGCAACCTACCGATCGGCACCATCAAATCCATCAAGAAAACGGCGGGGATCTAATCCCCGCCACCTTTGGAGGTTACTATGTTCTTTTCAGTGGGCGTCGAGACGCCAAAAGATGAAAACACCGCCTACGGTATGATTGTTCCTGCGTTTTCAGCTTATGAGATGGGTTGCTTCTCCGCCGCTGATACGCAGGACCAGATCGCGCCCATGGTCAAAGAAGCCATTCTCTTAAGCGTTGAGTGCCTGATCGAGGATGCCGGGCGCAGTGTCGATGAAATCAAAGACGCTGGTTACATGGTCTATGCAGCTAACCCGGAATATAAGGACTTTGACAGCTGGTTCATGGTTGAAGTCGATTTGTCTGAGTTCGAAGGTAAACCACAACGTATCAACATTTCACTGCCTGATACGCTGATTAAACGCATCGACAACGCCGTAAAGGGCAACGCCAGCTATCGTGACAGAAGCCATTTCCTGGCTGAAGCTGCCCGACACGAACTGAAGCAGTGAGACCATCATATAACTCTCCGACGCTATGACAGGGGTACTGATGCAATGCATCTCGCGAATACCCCTGTCGTATCGCCGGAAAGCAAAAACCCCGCGCTGGCGGGGTTCTCGTTATAGTCAAATTGTCGCTTTTGTCGCTGCCGAGTGGCGCAGCTCTGCCAAGCATGAATGGATTATCTAATTTTCTGGCCCGTTTTCAACATTGAGATGAATTTATAGCACTTTTTGCTAATTTCCATGAATTTCACGCCAGACCGAAAGAAAGACTTTTGCCCTGAATATTTCCAGGCACCAGCGCATTCGCTTTCTGGCTTCGCTGTCCGTCAGCCACGGTGCCACCAGCTGTAGCTCACGGGTAATATCAGAGATTTTTTTACGTGTGGTGTAATAGTTAACTCCCACCAAATAAACCGGATCATCAGTCTCAAATGCAGACAGCACACACTCTTCCATAAATGTTACGTCATCCTCACGCATAGCTGAGTCTATCGCGCTGGTGGTAGGCTGAGGCCATAAAATAGCATGCGCCCGGTTTAATGCCTGCTGCCCCCGGAAACCTTCACTCCTGGCTTGCTCAATCGCCGCGGTAAAACGCTCCATTGCTTTATCCGACCATCGCTCTGCCCTGAGGCCGCGCCAGCATGAATGACCTGTCGGTTTACGTGGTAAAGGACTTCCCCGCATGCCCTCCCCCCAGACTGTAAGCAGTGATTTAATCCACGGCGACTGAATACCACTCAAAGGGGTGAACCGGCCTAACCAGCTTTTGCGCGGGGCTGCGGCTACGGTTTGTAATCCTGCGTTGTACTGTCGGCGTTGACGCGGTGTCATCATGTTCTTCTCCTTACGCCAGAACGCCGAGCGCATAGGCCCGGTCCAGCAACTTAATAATCAATTCAGGCTGAGTGCCGTACTCACGCTCGAAAGCAACTGGATCGTGATGAAGCGTCCGGTGATGCTTGCGGCAAAGAGGGATCGTAAAAATATCGTGTGCCTTGGTACCAACACCGCCCTGCCCCCATCCGATAAGATGATGCGCATCGTCTGCCGACTGACCGCAGCACATACATGGCTGAGTTTTTACCCAGGAAATAAAACCATCTGACACCCAGCGGATCCGCTTAGGTCTGGTGAATAAAGTGGCTGGTGCAACGGGATCAACAACCACTGGCACCTCTGGTTTTACCGGGGCTGGTGGTTCAGGATGCCTGGCAACCTTAGCGACAAGCGGGGAAAGAATGCTGGTGGCCGGCACCGATGGGACGATTTCGCTTTCTTTGTAGACTGACTGGAAAACCTCTTCTTTAAGCCGGAGGGAACGGCGCGCCATCTCTTCTGTGATTTCGTCCCCTATCCCAACGCTGACAGCCCACCAGCACAATTCAGCAAGTGACAGGGAGCGTTCAGGGTCAAATCCCAGTGCGATACGGGCAGCATCGATTATCAGATCTGCGTTATTGATACCTACCAGCCTATCAAGGGTTTGATCGGTCTGGTACTTCAGCTCGTTATCACAATGCCAGCATGCGACGATTGCCCCGGTTGAATGCCGGAACGTTACCAGCTCTGAATGGTGATAATCAGAATGTGGCCACTGGCAATGCTTAACCCTCTTAAGCAACCAGGATTCGAGACTATTCACACCACCAGCAGCCCTCACTACCCGCTCTCTCATAAAGAATGGGCGAATATCGGGATCATCTCGTAAAGGTTGCCCGGCGTCAGGAATGCGCCCGCTTGGTAGAGCCTTCATTTTTTCTGGCAGAGTCTCCACCAGCACGCGCCCACCGCTGAATAAAGACATCAACTCTTTACCGGGTTTAAGCAACACAATTCCCAGGTGCCGGGCAACATCAACATTTAGTAATGCGCGCATCACTCCCCCCACATTTTTTGTGTGTAGGTTCTGTTAACGCGCGGTGGCTTGCTGGATTCCGGCAACAGCACACGGACTTCCCATGAGATAAAGTCGCTCGACAGGCTTTTCTCAACCGGACAATTCTTTTTCCGGTAGCGTTCCGCCAGTTCCAGAGCCTGAGACTCTGAAAGTTGTTCATGGAGAAACCAGCTTTTCTTCATGGGCGGGCCTCGTACACTCGCAGGAACTCCAGCGCCCGATCACGCGCCCCAGGTTCGTCAGCGATCATTTCCTGCAGCAGCTGCACGGCAAGTAATGGTTCCTTTCTTCCGACGACAGAAATCCCACGGGAAACACCGCGAGATTGTTTTATGAAGTTTTTTTTATGTAACGCACGAAGGTGCAAAGCGACAGCATTCGGTGAGCTAACGCCAAGAAGCCCGGCCAGTTCCTGAACGGTCGGCGGGTAGCCATGCTGATTGATATATGCCACCAGCAGATCAAAAACTTCCTGCTGTCGTGGTGTCAGGTTGTGGAATGAAGAAAGACCGGCACCATCAACATGATCGCCAGCCTGTTCCGCATCAGATATTAATTTTGTTTGCGCCATGGTTTCTCTCCGTGACGCAGCAGGTATAGGTTGTTCAGGCCTATGACGGGAGTGTAACAGAGCCCGGTGGAATCTGGTAACCCCCTCCGGCCTTTGCTCTTTCAATCATCTGCGAAAACAGCGAGAGAGTCCCCACGATCTCATCGGGCTGCAGAGGCATAAACGAAACAGTATCACCGCGACGGTACATTAAAGCGCGCTCACATACGGGAAAAGAGGTGAGACGGGCAACAATTACCCCGTCATCGCATCTGATTACTACATAGCCGGTGTTCGGCATTTGTTGTTTTTTAGCCACAGCAAAATCCTCAAAATAAACCAGGTCAGCCACTGGACCTCTACTCAATAGAACCAGTCGTCAGCACTTTCCCAGGTATCCTGAAGGATTTGCTCCACCCGCTTTTTGTCCCCATCCATCCCACCAAACACACTCAGACCATCAGCACCGGTTCGGCGAATGATCAAACTGCAGTTGTTAAAGTTTTGGTCAAGCCTCCGCAGCAGCTCCTTCTCTAATGCCGGGACAGCGCCCTCTGGTAGCTTTTTGCGACGATCAATTGTGATTTCCACTTTCATGATTATCTCCTTACGCAAATACTGTATAAATAAACAGTATACCTGAAGAGATAAATGGTCAAGACCATAACGACACTTTTTGGAGCACGCATGGCTTTGTTTCAATTCACTTTTCGATGGATATCTGCAAGCCATCCACAGCTCGTAGTGACTAAACCTCAGCGAAAGAGTTTGTTGATAATGTGCTTGCAGGGTCGACCGAAAAGGGTAATTGCTATAGAATTCATCTCTTATATTTTCAAGTTCAATATTCGCGTAATACCCGTATCGGAATGTCGGTTATCTAACATCCATGAGAGAAATTATTATGAAACACTTTTTTTTAACTGCTATGTTAATGACTCCGTTATTCGCTCAAGCAAACGAATGGAATGTTACTTGCGCAGGAGTAAACTTAACAATTTACCAGGGCACTCAGGGTGAATATGTAGCCAAAGGTAATGATATATACCCTGTAGTGGGAGGTACCACCTTAAAAGGCGTTTCATATTCCATTTACGCTAAATACCTGTTTGGCATTAAAGGATATCCCGACAATGTGGTTCCCGTTGATGCCAATCAAAGCCTGAATCTTACAACAGTAGGTGTTGATGACAGAACCGTTTTTCGGTTACTTGACAGTCGCGGAAATCACGAATGCTCAGTAAAATCCTTCAAGGCTGGTGAGTAATGAAGTAAATTAACCTTTAACTTTATGCTCAATTTGTTTCTTTGCTCCTTGAAGGGAGTGAAATAATACAACCAGTAAAGTAATTATAAAAAAAATAGTTTTTCTCGCTCTGCTCACGTAAGCGTAAACTCATTCGCTCAAGAAGAATTTTTTCTATAATTGCGATGATGGTTCTGAAGTCCATCAGTACCTAGATAGAAATGAAAAGGCTGTAATGGTGTTTTGACCTGCTCCCCGTTGATTAATGCAGCTGATGTGCTTATTTTTTGCTTTGAAGATTATAGTCTCAGTTTAAAACAGTTAACAGAAAGTAAGTTTCATTTTTATTTGTTGGTGAAACAAACACATTACACAACCAATTGTGAAGATGTTAGTCGGTAGATTGCACATAACCGAATAAAAAGATTACCCTATGATTTTTAATGTGCTATACAACACAGACTACCGCGCTGTATAGCTCTGCCATCAGTAATTAAATATAATCATCATCACCCAACCATACATCATGCAACCAATGTATACTTCGATATCTTCGTGGGCCTGGATAGTCGTAGCTAATTATACTATTGTTATCTATCCACGCATCAAGGATTTCGTTCGCAAGGTTTGAAAACCTAGGAGGTAAAATTAAAGAAATAGTCGAGAGGATATCAACTCGTGTTTTTGGATTCCCTCCCAGAATCCACCTATATGCATTATCACTTGTCGCCAAGAAAAATCTATCGACTTCTGAAAGAGAATTATCCAAGATTTTTTGACCTAGTGTTGTAGGTATATAAATATCATCTCTATTAATCGTTACAAGATCGATACAATCATTCTTAACCACGTCGCCATAAGAGGCAGAACCAAGGGGGATTCGACGTACCGATATCTGCTCCAAAAAATAAACTCCACCGAGTAAATTAATAATAGGTATTTCTTCTAATGACGGTTGAAACTCATCTGACACAGTATCTACATGAATCTTCACTTCTGTTCCTTCTATCCTCTGCATTATAAATTAACTATGCGAACAAAAAATCATAAACGATTTACATGGCTATGTATACACAAGTGGACCTCGCTAATTCCTTGATTAATTTAACTATTGCCGTAGCCCATAAAGAAGCCATTCAAAAGGAGCAATCACTTTGCTAAATTTTTAATCAGACACAACGACAAACAGAAGACTTCCTGTTCTTGCGCACGCCGACGTATTCCAGTGAAGAGTCCATTATTACACCTCCTGCGTGGTTATTATCCTGTACTGCTTCAATTCACATAATGCGCTTAGTATCTGGCCAGACTCTTCAGCTTCCTGTTCCGAGCCTAATTCATGCATAACTTCTGAATGTGCATGGACCTTTTCGATAAGAGCATATAACTCTTCATCAGTAAGAAACTTTGACATGGTACTTACCTCTTAAAAGAAGTTATGCTGAACACTCATCGTATAAAAAACGTCTAACCGGGTTAAAGGGCAAGCAATTTATTTGCAGGTAAAATCCAGCATATCACCTTGAGACATATGAAAAAATCGGTAATGCCCTTTACCTCGTCTTTGAATAATATTTCCTTCCTTAGTTGCGCCTGATGGATATGTTTTCCCTTCCGGTTTCTTCGGCATAATTTTGCTTGTGGTGTAAGAGACTTGACCAAAGTCAACTGTAATTGAACTCCCCGTATCAGTAATTTCAGCTTTCATTATTCCAGAGGTTGGTTCATTTGTGGTAATACTCCTTGAAATTCCAGAGCAGGAGAATTCTTCTGCCTCTACTGCATAAGACATCAGTAAGCCAATCCATAACAATGTGATAGCCAAATATTTCAATTTCCTCACTCCAAGATAACCACCAGTGTCATTTGGACTGGATTATACATCACTCTGCCTCCTACGTGTTGTATGCCGTATTACTAATCTCATGAATGGCTTTATCGTTACGTTGGCGGCACAGCGTAGTTTCTCTGACTCTTCCAGTTCTGCGATGCGTTGCTGCGCCTTATCTAACGCCTCTAACAGCGCATCAATGTCTTCAAGCTTTACAAACAGAACATCATGTCCAAACTCTTTTGCGTGAGATGAACGACGCTTGAGGCTGGTTATGAGTCGGGTGATATCAGTCATTCCAGGCCTCCAGCTCGTTCTGAATCTCTTCGTCGATATCGTCATTAGTCGCATCTTCATTCAGGAAATCGCGCGCTTCTTTGAGATACTCTTCACGGCAATTCCGGTACCACTCCGAGAATTCAGGAGTCCAATCCTTCAGGGAACCGTCATAGTCAACCTTGGCGTTACGTTCAGCCATGCTCTCAACCATGCTGTAAGCAGTAGTGAGCGCCGCTTCGCGGATATACCCACGAAGGTCACGCTTGCGCCAGTACGGATTGCGCTTTGAGTCGCAGAGTGGTTTAAATTCAACTTCCCAGCGGCGGATACAACGTGCATTAAGTGATTTGCTCATTTTTAAAGTCCCTTTGTGCGGTGTTCTTGTAGCAACTGTTCGAACCTCATTCTGATCGGGTTACCGCAGCCAAACGGCATATCGTTAACTCTCCACGTAGGGGAACCATCTTTAGTGCCCGTCCGGACAATTCGTCCGGTACCCGCCAGCTGCTTAACCTGTCCACTGACAGAACTGCCACTACGCCCCATTGCTTTGGCTATTTCGCCGGACGTCATATCCGGATTAGCCCTGAGGAATTCAAAGGCGGTTATTTCATTGCGATATTTGGATTTGATTTTTTTGGTCATGGTCAAAACTCGTTTACCTGGTTAAACCTGCCGCTTTGCGGCGTTTGTACTCTTCCATCAGAAGCTGTGCTGGTGTTGGCCCTGCCGGATGTCGCGGCGCTTCAAGCTGTCGGCGAATCGGTGGGATCGAGAATCCATTAGCCAGATGCTTCGTCCACTTCGTGAGTAATTTTTCTGCCAGTTTTTTTAGTTCCCCCTCTGTGAGGTTTCGCTCAACTCCAGTTCTGCGCATCTCAACGCAGATGTGATACAGCACGTCCTGTTTCCAGGGGTATCTGTCGCTACCCGAATAGCGATAAGACTCATTGCGCCAGCGCTTGTATTCAGCCATCACAGCTTCGGATGTCAGGTTGAATGGGTTGGCTCCACTCGCCGAAACCAGCGCTACGAATTCAGCCAGATCCGGTGGCCATGTGTTACCCGCGGCGCAGCGCTCCATGCACTGACGACAGACCAGGGTAATCTGGGCATCACTCATTGATCCAATCTGGGCAATCCACATATCCGATGGCGCCGCCCCGTTCTTCTGGGTCCACCGGTTCGAGAATATCTCTCCCATGACCGTCCATAGCCGCCATGCCGTATCCGCCGCCAGCAAGTCCGCGTTGCTTCTCCCAGAGCTCTCTGGCTTCCTGAATTTGCTGGACTGCCCGGGATGCGGTGTTAACTGATTGAATTCTTGCATTGCCGTTACCTCCGGTTGCTGGTTGTGGTTTGGATTTGGCTCTGGCATTTATCACGCTGCGGGCAAATTTCTGCTCCCACTGAACCTGAGTGAACACTTTCCCCTCGGATTTCCAGTACGCGGTGAACTCTGCCAGCTCTGTCGGCAGGTATGCCGGTTCGGGAAGCGCTATTCCCCAGGTAGCAGCCAGTCTCGGCCAGTCCTGTGACGGCAGCCAAAGGTCGTGCATAGTGAATTTCCCGATCGGAATATCCAAACCTTGCAAATACTGAGGTTCCTGAAAAACATTTCCCTTGTGCGCGTAGAGAGTGGGGTTTGATCCTTTTCCCTTCCCTTCCATTCCTTTTCCGTCAGTGAGTCCTCCATGAGGATTCACTGAGTCCTCATGGAGGACTCCTTGATTAGGCGCTCTCTTTTCTTCCTTTCCTGCCTTAGCCTCAGTGAATTCTGGCGGAAGAGGTATTTTTGAGGCCGAAGGCCTGTTTATTTTTTGATGCTTAAGGAAACCTTTAATCTGCAAATAGCAGACATCATTCACTGAATACTCAGTGAGTAATCCATGAGTAATCAGTTCCTGTATTAGTGGTTCGCAATCGAGCGCGTCCGCAGGGAAGATTTGCATCTTCAACCGTTTTGGCGAACGCTCAAGGCATCCCATATCGTTGGCGAAGTTGAACAACCCGATAAACAGGAGACGCGCTGGAATTGAACATTCCACCACCTTCTCATCTGTCCAGAATTCAGGTTTAACTGTTCTGATGCGGGCCATCTGAAACCTCTTATTAACCAGCTGGTGCTGGTGGTCATTGTCAAAACTCGATTAGAAAAACTGCGGCGCTACGGCGCTGATACTCGCCAGTAGTGGTCCCGCCGCATCTGCAGGGAGCATGTTAAAAAGTGCAATTGCAGCTTCCCGTATTTCACGCTCTAGCTTCTGCAGAGGTGCGCCAAGTAACTTGGCCTGGTGCGCTTCGCTGCATTCTTTGATTGCATTGGCCACCAGCTCGGTTTCAGTTAAGCCACGTTTTAGGCCATGTTTGCGCGCGATCTCTATCGGCATTGCATCAGCGATCGCCGCCGAAAGCTGGATGACATAACTGGTGTACTTCTCTGAACCGCCCTCGTTTTTCAGGTAGCGATACAGATTTTGTTTATTGACGCTGATACCGCGCCCGTTTTGTTTCTCCCACTGTTCGGCCACCAGCTGCGCGACGTGGTCTTGAGCACGCCCAGGTAATGAGGACTCCCATTCCTGAACGGCGGTATAAATGGCCCTGCACTTATTGCGATCGCGGCGCATCGGTAAATACTGATTTTCTGTTTTCAGCTGCATACCCTTCACCGGGATATGATTTTCAAAAGAGATGGTTTGCATGCTTATTCCTTCTCCATATTTGGTGGGAAAACACTATCGAGGGTACATTCAGCCCCTAGCTTGTTTAGCTGCTCTACGATACGGCGGCAGTCAATCAGAGTTGGTTTTCGTGTCCCATTTTCGTAATTAGAAATTCGTGACTGGCGCCAACCAAAAAGTGAGGCCAGCTGTTCTTGAGTAAGTCCGAGAGACTGTCTCTCCTTCGCGATGTTGTTCATTTTTACCTCTGCACAGAAGCGATGAAGAGATTAAAACACGGTATGTGTTTGAGTGTCAACACGGTATGTTTTTTGAGTGATAACACGCAACGTGGTAAAACCGCTTTATGAATACGAATGAACAAATTGCAGCTCGTCTTAAACAAGCCAGAGAGCAAAGAGGACTATCTCAGAAAGCACTTGCTGAAATATGCGGGTGGGCTCAGTCCCGCGTGGGCAACTACGAGTCAGCGAGTAGAACCATTGGTATTGATGATGCTGTTGCGCTTGCTAAGGCCTTAAAAATGTCACCTTCTGAACTTATTTTCGGAGAGGACAGCACGCAGGAATGGCTGACGCCTCAACATAGAAGGCTTATCAGCTTGTTTGATCAACTGCCCGAATCTGAACAAGAACGAATGATAGATCTGTTTCAAGTTCGTCTTAAGGAGATAGACGATTACGTAGAAAAATATTTACGTGGTCGTTTTAAAAGCACCGAAGAATAATCAACTCTAATTTCATACAAACCAGCCATATGGCTGGTTTTTTTGTGCCTTTTTTTTCCTCGCGTAAACAATCCCAAGACCAAAACACAACACGTGTTGACAAACAAACACGATTTGAGTTTAACTATAAACACAGAGACGTCATCGAGGCAGGAAGCCCACGTAGTAGCTGCCGGCGGCATACGAAACACCGGATGAGATGACAGCAATAACACTCGCAGCAGGTTTCAACGTTCGGCGACCCGGCCTTAAGGGAAGGAAACAGTGATGGAAAAGGAATACGAAGCATATTTTGAAAGCCTGTCAGAAGGCGACGAAGTATTGAGTTTTGCAGAGTTCAAAGAGGCACTTTCAGTTAAGCGGATTGATACGACTGCACCAGAGTTCTAATCGCAAATTTTGCTTTGCACCACGGTGAATGCGGCTAAGCGCACGCGACACAGTTAAAAGGTAAACATGGGCGGTTTCCATGTTGCGGGAAAAAGCAGGTCGGCAGCAGTTGTTAACTGGCTGCAGCCACCGGGAGGCACCCGGCGCCGTGCTGCAAAGCCCCTACCCATCAATAAACGGGAGATGAATATGACAGATTTTGCCCGAGTACCGACTGGCCACCAGGCAACACGACTGAACTGGTTTGAAGCAAGGCTACGTCAGCTTTGCTACCTGTTAGCCCAGAAAGGGAACCCTGAGGCTAAAGCATGAATACGCTGTTTGCCCTTGTCATCAGCGTGTGCGCCCTGACCGGCGAGTGCTCTGATGTCCTGATAGGCGTGTATCCATCTGAGACCAGTTGTAACAGCGATGCTGAGGCCCAGAAGGTAAAAGGCACATGCCAGCCATACAAAAAGGCATTGAAGACGGCTGACGACCAACAGCCTGCAGTAAGTTTCTGATTCGGGTTTTGAGAATGACTACTGAACACCACCAGCCTGAAAAAGGCCCATAAAGCACAAAACCCGCGCAAGGCGGGTTAAGTACCCCGGTTAGCCGACCAAAGCTTTCCGGATTCGAGTTTTGACAATGACCACTACCCAGAGGGAGCTTTCACAGTCCCGGGTATCTTACAGCCTTAAGGAACCCAAACGCAATGAACAACTACGCGTATCTCATTAAAGCAAAGGCAAAAGCCACCGAAGCGAAAAACCTCTTCTGCTGGTTTTCTGCTAAATCAGATTCCCGCGCCGAACGCCGTATCCTGGACATTCTGGAAGACGCTGAGATTAATGTTGGCCGCGGCGCCAACCACCAGCTGCCTATCCGCACCAACTGGTTTATCGTTGATGACCTACCGGAAGAAGGTGTACTGGATGACACCTGGTGTGACCGCTACGAACTTGGCGAGGATGGACTGAGCTGGCAAAAAATTGCTGCTCCAGTCCCTGCTGAGCCAGAAGTAAGCAATGAACCGGTAGCTAACCCCCCTGTCAGCAAGAATGATGAAGAGGACTATTCGGCCAATGAAGATGCCCTGTTCAATCTGGCTGAAATGCCTTTCCGCACGCAGCTGCTTGCCCAGTACATGGCCGACGATCGCCATGTTTATCACATTAGCATTCCGCACCGTGACCGCCTTTCTGTGATGGAAATGGATACGGAGAATCACGCTGTACAGAATCTGATTCTGGCTGCTGAAAATGTTCCGGAAATTAAGAAATACGATATGCCTGGTCTGTGGAAATTCACCAGTGCCTTCAAAACCGTTTTCCCAGAAGGAAAGCGCTATGAGCTTGGTAAGCAGGTTCAGTTTACCAAATTGTGGTTTGAAACGGCACACATTGACCGTGGGGTCCTAACCAAAGAATGGGCTGCTGGTAATTACATATCATCAATAAGTCGTACACCTTCAGGCGCCAACGCTGGCGGCGGCAATAAGACCGACCGTAACCCTGAGCTTAGCCATGATTTTGATAGCCTGGACCTAGAAATTGCCTTAGCAACTCTGCCGATGGATTTTAACATCTATGATATTCCGGGCGGCGTTTACCGTCGTGCGAAAGAAATCGTTCAGAAAAAAGAAAGTCCATTCAAAGAATGGTCCTCATCACTTCGTGCCACACCTGGGATCCTCGATTACTCGCGCGCAGCAATTTTCGCTCTGATCCGCGAAGCGTCTTCTGGATTAACTCCATTCCCAGATAGGCTTCGTGGTTATATCAGCGCGAGCCTTACAGAAAGCGAGCATTCAAAGCCCTCAGAAGAAACACTAAGAGCAGCACGTCATACCCCAAACAAAAGCTGGGAAAGCGAAATTAGCCGCCAGCTTGCCGCAGACCGCGGGGAGTTTGTTGAAGGGATAAGTGACCCAACAGATCCAAAGTGGGTAACAGAACATCTGACAGAAACTAAGCAACCAGGAGTTGCCAACCTCGGCGGCGGCGTGTTCTCCATTGATGGCCTCATGTCATCAGAAACCACAGCCCAGGACAAAGAGACCACCAGCGATGTGCAGATGGAAGAGAATTTCGGGAATGAAACCGAAACTGATAATGAAATTTCTGAGAGCGAAACAGCAACTGAGACAGGTGCAGGTAATGCTGACATTGGTAGCGAAACAACTACCGTAAATATTGAATCCGGACATCATAATGATGTTGAAGATTTACCAGCAGATAATATTCACGTCATGGTTGACCTTGAAACCATGGGGAATAAACAAGACGCTCCTATCGTCGCTATCGGCGCAGTTGTGTTTGATCCGGCAACAGGCTCAATCGGAGAAAGTTTCTACAAAGTCGTAAGCCTGGAATCCTCAGTGAATTGGGGCGCCAAAATGGATCCATCAACCGTCATCTGGTGGCTTAAGCAGTCCTCTGAAGCGCGCTCGGCAATCGTTAATGATGATGCTATCCAGCTACATGATGCCCTGCTCCAGTTCGGTGAATTCATTTTTGAAAATATCCCGGGCGGTCGCAAAAAAGCACAGGTCTGGGGAAATGGTGCATCTTTCGATAATTGTATTCTGCGTTCTTCATTTGATTTCATCGCTGAAGAATACCCATGGGAATACTGGAATGATCGCGATGTTCGAACAATTGTAGAGCTCGGTAAAGCAATTGGAATCGACCCGAAGAAAACCATCCCATTTGAGGGAGAACGGCACAACGCCCTTGCCGATGCTATACACCAGGCCCGGTATGTTTCTGCAATCTGGCAGCGTCTCATTGAGGGTAATAGAGTGCTGCAAAAACTGACTCAAAACTGATTTTTTATTTTCAGAATTACGCCCACCAGCCAGTTATCTTTTACTGGCTGGCTATCTGAGGTGATAGCTATGTACGAACTCACACTGTCACCAGTGGAAATTGCTGAAATTACTGGATACAGACGGTACACAGAACAGCAGCGTCAACTTCGATGTCACGGCATTCCGTTTACTACGGATCGAAGAAATCGCCCAATTGTCCTGCGTAGAAGTCTGGCACCTAATATTACTGAATTGCCAAAGGTTGACGAGTATGTTGCAACAGAACCCAACTTTGACGCCATCTATGGGAAGACCACGTAAAGATCCGAAGGATATACAACTTCCGCCTCGGGTCACAAAAAATAAATATAGCTATGTCTGGAAACCAAAAGGTACAAAGAAAAGTATTAGTTTGGGGAAGATACGCGAAACAAGTATGTCAAAACTCTGGGCCAATTACGAAAAAGCAAAAGCTGAGCGCCATGACGTAATGACATTTGCCAAGCTATGGGGAATGTTCCTCGACAGCCCGACATTCACTGAGCTGGCGACTCGTACCCAGAGTGATTATCGCCAACACCAGAAGAAGCTACTGGCGGTATTCGGCAAGATGAAAGCAGACGACATTAAAATTGAGCAGGTTCGTATTTATATGGATAAGCGCGGCGTTTCCAGTAAGAACCAGGCAAATCAGGAAGTATCCAGCATGTCGCGGGTTTTTGGTTGGGGCTTTGAACGTGGCTATGTGAAGGGAAATCCATGTCGCGGGATCCGTAAGTTCACTCTCGCAGATCGTGACGTTTATATTCCAGATGAAGATTATCTGGCTGTTTACGAATGCGCACGAATAGAAGTAAAGGTTGCGATGGAAATATCTTATCTCTGTGCAGCCCGCGAAGGCGACGTTTTTGATTTGATAGTTTCCGAGCTAATGGAAGATGGGATTTTTATTGAGCAAAATAAGACGGGTAAAAAACAGATCAAGAAATGGACACCCCGTCTACGTGCGGCGATTGATTTGGCTAAAAAACATCTTATCGGAAAATCAGCAGCCGGTTATGTAATCCCTTCACCATCAGGTGGACGGATGAATAAAAAAACATTCAATACATGGTGGAATAACGCGAAAAAGCAAGCCGCGCTGAAACTGGGTCGACCTGTTCCGGGTACGTTCCACGATATTAAAGCCAAGGCGATTTCAGACTATGAAGGTAGTAGCAAAGAGAAGCAGATGTTTAGTGGACACAAAACAGAAAGCCAGGTTGTGACGTATGATCGTAAGGTCAAAATATCGCCGACGCTGGACGTTCCGATGATGAGCAAGGAGAAGTGA